TTAATGCAGCCCTGTGCTGCCGAATCCATCGGTACCACGGTCCGTAGAGGAAAGCTCTGTTACTTGTACAAAATGCACGGCAGGAGCCGGGCGCACTGCAAGCTGGCAGATGCGGGTACCCGGTTCTACGGAACACCCTTCGTCCAGGTTGTTTACAATGCAAGCCTTAACCTCACCACGGTAATCACTGTCGATGGTACCAATCATGGAATCTACACCTTTACCCGTCAAACCGCTCCGGGGACGAATGACGGCTTCCCAGCCCGGCGGCAGTTCCATGCAGAAACCAAGCGGCACCAGGCAGCGCTTTCCGGCAGGAATGTCTACCCGCTCCCGTGCCATGCAGTCAAAACAGGCTGCTCCGGCAGTCTTTTTCTCCGGCATGGCACCGCCGGGCAGCAGCTTGATTTTTACTTCAACTTCATCGTTCATACATCGTCCTCCTCATGCCCGGCAAAGGTTTCCTGCCGGAAATAGCTTTCATAATGATATTCCTGCAGCCGGAACAGGCCTTTCAGACCGAATGTTCCCAGCGGCACCCGCTTTACATGCCAGAAACCGGGGAGCGGCGGCATACGCGGCACAAGGTCGCTGCGGTGCGCGTACTGGAACACCCGGCGGAAACAGCCCCGTGCCAGTATCTTGCCTGCCAGCAGAACCAGCGTCTTAGGAGCGCCAAACGTCACCAGATCCGGGCGGATACCAAGCATCCGGCGCAGGTACACGCCGCAAATGACGGCAACTGCCCCGCCGTAGGAATGCCCGGCAACAACAACACGCCACCTGAGTTTGCCGTCCCTGCCGTAACAGTTGTTTTCCATCAGGACGGCAAGCACGGCATCCAGAATTTTTTTCCGGTTACAGCGGAACACCAGGTACCAGCCAAGCGCATAGAACAACGGCAGCGCCGGGCAGGGAATTACGGCAAGGGAATTAACCGCCCAGTCCAGCAGGGAATGCGTGGGCTGGAACAAAACACGGAGCGTCCGGCTCCCGCTGTCGGCTTCAAGAAGCCAGTCCAAATCCATCCGCCCCTTCAGGTAGTCGGAATGCCATATCTTGTGATAGAGTTCCCACGCTTTCACTGCCCTGCCCCCTTACGCCTTTGCCTTTTTTGCAGGCGCAGCCTTCGGCGGCTTTCTGCCCTTGTACTGCTTTGCAGCTTCAACGCAGAGACGGGAAAGAATTTCTCTTTTTGGCGTCTCCGGATTAAAGGCAGCTACACGGTCAAGAGCTTTCCGACCTTCTTCGGTTACACGAACACAAAATGTTTCCATAATTTCCTCCATGTACTTGATGGCGGTTCTGCCGTACTCGCGCGCGGCAAGGTTGCCGTCCTGATTGTCCGGCTCCCGTAGCGCGGAAACTCCGCGCGGGTGCCCGGTTATCGTCCTGCATTTACAGAAATACCAAGTCTTGCTGTTTGCCGGACAGCTCCGTGTTATTGCCGGTTCCTTTTGGTTCCGGGCTTTCCGCCGACGGCGGTGATTTACTTTTTATTGCAGAGCTTTCCCTGCCCGCAGCAGGCTTGCCGGACGAAGCTTCATCGCCAGCAAGTTCCCCGTCAAATGTCATAATCATTTCTTTTACCACAGGCGGCAGCAGCCGGGAAACGTGCCGGGCGCTGCCGTCAGGTTTCATTTCCTCCATGTTCACTACACCGCCGCCCGCCGGAGAAACCACGTAGGAACGCCCGCCCGCATTTACCAGGGACCGCAGGAAAGCCCGTGCCTGTACCGGCAGCGTCTTAATCCCGCCCTGACACGGGTCTATGGCAGTAAACACTGCAACACGCTTCCCCACCATGTCCGGCGTTATGGTAATGCTTTGCCAGCCCATGCTGCCGGAGCCGCCGGGAGCAAAAAGCCCTGTGCGTATACGCCGTGCGCCGATCAGCGTAACAACGTGCCCCGCCGAGCTTTCGTATTCTTCCGAGACGCGCCCGGTAAACAGTATGCTGTGATAATTCCGGCTCATGCGCCAGCCCTTGTCCGCAGCCATCACCAGCGCCCGTGAAAGAATTCCTTCATCAACTCCCCACATCAGGCAGCCTCCTTATCGGCAGTCACCCTGCCAAGGTATTTGTCTATGATTGCATTCAGCGCAAAACGCCGCCCCTTGTGCACATGCCCGCAGAAGCGGACCGGCACCGCACGTTTTGCATCAAGGCAGTCGTCCTGCCGTTTCAGGATTATGTCATAATTGCTTTCATACGGCGTGTCTTTCAGATAAGCCTTGATGAAATCGCTGCTGCACGCAATGCTCATGGTACCGGACGGAACGTCTATGCGGATTCCGATTCTGCCCAGTGCGGCAGCGCAATCCCTCTCATCCCGGATGCGCTGCTGTTTCAGCCTGTCCGCAACTTCACCGTCAAAGACACCAAGATTCACCGGATCGTAGGCGTCGGTATTGCCCGCCACAATGTTGACGGCTTCCGCCACGGAGCGCACCTGGTGCTGGTCATTCTCGATGGTCATGCTCAGCACGTGGTTAAGGATTTTGTCTTCATCTTCTTCCGCACCGCTGTCGCCGTTATCATCCACAATCTGGCAGCACACGCGGTCAAGCCATTCTGTTCCTTCCTCGCTGCTGACGGGAACATCGTTTGCCAGCCACCACACGGCAGCAAGCAGCGGTGCCCACTGATCAACAAGGCGGGAATCACAGAACGATGTCTGCAATTCCTTTTTAAGGAAAGCAATGTCTTCCAGAATCTGCGGAAGGTGATGGAACATCCTGCGGCGGAACTTTCCGGCATCCCCGGCAAGCACGCCGATATGCTCCTGTGTTGCCTTGCGCTTTGATTTCATTTCTTCCGCGCTTGCCTTTTTCAGTTCCGTGGCAATAATGCGGCTTTCCACGGCCGCACCGGCATCCGGGATTCCCACAGAGGCAAAGCAGAAACAGCTGCGGATACGATAATTCAGTACACCGCCCGCCGTGTTTGCTATGGAAATATTGCCGGACGCATTGCAGGACGCGTTGCGGGCAAGGGTAAGTATGTCCGTAACCCGCTGGCTTCCGCGCTTGTCCATGCTCTCCATCTCGTCAAGAATGACAGGACGCGCGTCTGTACGCAGGGTGCGCCGTATACCGGCTTCGGTGTTCTTACCGCTGCCGATGTACGCAAAATCCCCGCAGAGCGGTTCTATCAGGTTTGCAAGAACCCAGGATTTACCGCTGCCGCGGCGGCCGCTTACCCAGATGTGCGGGCGCCAGTCAAGGACGCTGCCAAACGGCGATATAAGGCTCCAGCCGAGCGCGGCAATGCTGTCGGAACTTTTCTGCCAGCCCTGCGCATCAAAGAGTGCCTGAAGCTCACGGCCTTCTTTAGCCGTTGCTCCGGCACTTTCCATCTGCTCAAAGCGGACATCAGAACTCAGGTACAATTCCCCGTTCCGGGCATCGGGCTTTACGTCACGGAAACCATGGAAAACGCCGTCACGTCCGGCAATTCCTCGTCCGGTATTTATGACGAAATCCTTTTTCCCGTCGCGTTCCGTACACCAGACACCGGCACCGCGAAGAATGCTGCTGTCATAGCGCCCGGCTTTGTTTGATATGCCCTGAATCCAGTCCTGTGCCTGTGCCGTGCGCAGACAGCCGCGGTCACTGAGCATTCCGGCTTTTGCCCAAAAGCTGAGCGGCGCAAGCGTCTGCACAAGGCTTGCAGAAAAATGCCCCTTTGGAATGCAGAACACACTCTGCACGCCGTCTGTGAGCAGGAAATAATAATTGATGTCATCGTAACCGAGCGGTACAAAGTAATCTTCGTAACCATCTGTAGGATTGAACTTTGGCAGGGGCGGAACAGTTCCCGCATCCCCGCCAGCAGTACTGTCAGCTCCGGCAGAGCTGGCAGGTTCGCTCTCTGCGAGTGTGCCCTCAGCGGGAAAGCCGGCAGCCGTTTTTGCAGCGGGAAGGGCGGCAAGGCGCGGGCAGCTGCGGATGAATTCAGAGGGATCGATACCGTCCTGCACCGCATCCGCAATGTCCCAGCCGTCCGGCTTGCCCTGTACGTCCAGAATCTGTGCCTGCGGCAGGTGCCGCCGGACGGCCGCAGCAGCCTGCAAACCGGGACTGTCCGCATCCGGCCAGACAAGCACAGTACGGCCTTCCAGCGGCGACCAGTCTGCACGGGCTGTACTCAAGGCACCGCTGGGCCACGTGGTCGTTATGTAACCGGGTACATTCACCGAAGCACATTTTTCACCTTCCACAACCAGCACAGGGCTTGATTTGTCCGCAGCAAGGCGGTCAAGGTTAAAAAGCGGCCGGTGCTTTGCATAGGGATTGCCGCTGTGCCATTTGCCGTCCACCCCGAAAAAGAAGGGCAGCACGGACTTGCGCACCGCACCGTTTTCAACATTCTCAAAACGGACGATGGCAAGCAGAATCCTGCCGTCCGGGGAACGGTACTTCCATGTTGCGGCAAGCTTTCCGAACCTGCTTGTGAACCACTTGCCCCCTGCACAGGTACTGAGCGCGGAAAGCGCTTCCGGTGTGTCCTGTATGGGGGCGGGCTTCACTTTTTCTTTTTTCCCGCTGATTCCGGCAGCAGAAGACGCAAGAGCGGCAGGCTGCGCGGAATAAGGGCGGGCGGACGGTTCCGCCTTATGCCCTGCAATCTTTTCCGCAGCCTGCAGGTCGCTTATGCCGTCACGGAGCGCGACAAAATGAATGACATCCCCGGAGAACGAATCATCGGCAAAATCCTTAAAGAGCCAGTGCCCGTTATCGCCCTGATAGAAATGAAAGGCATGGGCATGGCGGTTGTTGCGGAGCGGGTTCTGGGCTACGTAGCTTGTCCCCTCCCAGTGGCCGCCTGGAGCCAGCCCTTCTATCATTGCCTGTGAAATTCTGCTGTGAGCGTCCTCGAAAATGGAATCCATCTGCCGCAGCCCCAGTTAAAATACTACAGAATCGTCCGGTGCCGGAACAGCACCAGCTGCTGATGCAGGCGCAGCTCCCGATGCGGCAGACGCTTTCGGGATGTACAAGTCAACAAAATAGTCGGGAAGGTTCGCAGGAGCACCCACCATTCCCTTCTGCGGATTTTTCACAAGTGAAATATTCACCAGTGCCCCGGACGGAATGCTGATTCCCGCCGCCGTATCCAGTTTGCCGCTCACATACTCCGATCCGTCCTGCCGGACATTCCTCCAAAGGCTTGCTATGCGCATTGCCGACCTCCATAGCCGCCAGCAGAAAGCTCCATGCCCCCGCCGGCGGAAAATAATTTACTTGCCGCACAAGTGCGACTCATTTACACTTGATTCCACCCGCTGGAGCTGTCCGTTGCAGAACACACATTCCAGTGTAATCCGCCCGTAGAGGGGCGCCTTGCCGAAGACCCTGCGCAGGTGCTGCTCCGCAAAGGAAAAGCCGTTGTCCTGCCCAGACGGCTCAGCTTTCAAGCTCTTTACAGACGCCATCTTCACCTTCCTCAAGCACGACCTTTCTGCTTATCTCTGCATAGATGCGTTCCATCCGCGCACCCTTGCTGGCCTTCCAGTCCGGCAGCAGGTATACCGCATCGCACACGTCTATCATGGCAAAGCAAATGTGCAGGTAATCCTTGTGCCGGAGTGCCGGAAGTTCCGGCAGCACGGAAGGCACCAGCACGTCAAAGCCCAGAGAGGAAAGCTTTTTCCGCGCCCGTTCAAAATCTGCACGGTAATTTTCCTTGCCGGAGATTTTTCCGGCAACGTAGATTGTCTTCATGCACCGCCACCTTACGCCAGCAGCAGAACCTTTCCCGATGGAATAGCGCTCTGTATAAAACTTTTTATGAGCTCCATGGCTTTAATCTGCCAGGCACCGCCGTCTGCTTCAAAAAGGGCAGCCTGCACATAGCCGTCCTTGCTGCGGACACGGAAAAGGAATTCACTCAAAGGCTGCTGAACCTCACGGAACGTCCGGTACGGAGCAAGCTTCACGATGGGCTTTGCTTTTTCTTTTTCCGTCAGGGCACCGGAAGCACCTTTTTTGACCGTTACAACCTGCGTTACACCATCATCGCAAAGCTCAATTTCATCACGGGCCGTCAGCCGTGACAGTGTGGACAGGATATAACTTGAATCATCCCCATCCTGCGGCTCCATGAGACTGCGGAACCTGATTGCAAATTCTTCCGGCTCCAGCCACATCCCGAAGGGAAACGCTTTGCAATCGGCAGCACAGCACTTTACAAGCCACGTCCGAAGCTTTTTTTCTCCATGGAAATTTGTCGTAAGACCAACCAACTCCGGCGAATCAACAACAACTGCCAGCCGTAAGCTCCCAAGGTCGTCTAACTCACCGTTAATGTAATCGCAGAAGCCCTGCAACGTATGAACTTCAATCGCAGACGGCTCGAACTGGGCAACAACCGGATTCAGTTCTTTTGTTGAATAGGCTTTGCCGCTCACCTCGACCACGCGGGAACTGTCAACAAGACGTTCAATCTCTTTTATTGCCTGTGCATCCATCATCTTACGCCCTCCTTCGGCATCTCAAACACTGTATTGCTTCCATCCAACTCCAGCTGAGCTGGATCATCCTGATACACTCCAATCTTCCCGTCTTTTCCGGAATCGAAGAACACAATTCCCTTGTGAGCCTGGACAGGTGCAAGGGTGCTCGTTGCTGTTACCGACACCGCAGCCAGACGCCGCGAATTGTCCGGTTTGAGAGAGAATTCAATCTTGATTTTTCTGACAGCCTCTGCTTTCACGTTGTTGTCGGCAATATTCACAAGAACCTTCCGCAGTTCCTCATTGAACAAATCCACAGCAACGCCACTGTCCCACGAAGTTAAATCAACTTCTTTCATCCACGACCTCCACTTTTCCGCATGGCTTCCAGATGCTCCAGAAGCTCATGCTCGTATCTGAACCTGCCCCCGTCCGGGGAATAGTACAGGTATTCCTTTTTTATGCCGACGCGGTGCAGGATCCGGAGACACCCGCACCAGGCGTAGGCGTGTATGCTTTCGCCTATATAACCTTCACCGATTCCGGTATCGTGCCATTCAGGCTCAAGCGGCATTCAGCTCCTCCAGAAGTGCAAAGGGAGTCTGCCCCATAATGCGCAGGCAGAAACCCAGCGCGGCATGGAGATGGAAGCGCCACATGAGCTGGTCATGCCGTGCTTTTGCCGCACGGGCAGCTTCAATCTCCCTGTCGATTTTGTCCATGTAATAATCACCTTTTTTCATTTCCCGCTCCCACAGTATTCAGTGTTATAATACAGCCGGCAGTCATTGTCTTCGTAGATGTCCGGCATGCTGTTTATAATGAACTCCGCAACGCCGCGCGTTACCCCACCGACACGCGCACATTCCGGAAACGTTGCACCAAGCTTCCCGCGTTCTTTAACGAAGGCGCGGACGGCCTCTGTCCGTTCCTGAATCTTCCGGTCTGATTCAGCAAGGCACTGCTGGTACAGTTCCGGGCGGTGCCTGGACAGCTGCCAGTAACAGCGTTCCGAACAGGCCAGCGTCCGCAGCGTGTACGGGCGGAACATCCGTCCGCAGACAGGGCAGCGCACCAACGTTTTCATTTCCTCTTCCTCCAAAAAAAAGAGCGCGCCGGGAAGCCCTTGTGCGCTGAGCAACCCGGCGCGCCATACACGGATTAGGCGGCTGCCGCATCACGAAGGCAGCCATGCAACGCACAATAACACGGCTGCCCTCTGTACCTGCCGCATTTCTGCGGCACTGCCTTCCGCAGCCGCTTTTGCAGGCTGCGGAAGGCAGCAGTTTGTCAACTGCTGCCTTTACTGTACAGTAAAGGTCTTAAAAATAACCAGTTAAAACTGGTTTGCAATTTCATAATACCCAGTTTTAACTGACTTGTCAACAAAAATATTCACTTTTGCGTTCATTTTTCCGTAAAAGTGAATATGGGTGAAGTGAAGCCGGTAGCAATCGTCAACCGTATCGAAATGCTGATAACAGAATCCGATGAAATCAAATCAATCTACTCCCTCGCAAAACAATGCGGAATCTCCGACCAAACCATCCTTGACTGGAGAAACAAAAACAGAAGCCCGACAATCGACAAGCTCTCAAAAGTTGCTGAAGTCTTAGGAGTGAGTATCGACTGGCTTGTTTACGGAGAAGACAACATTTCCAAAATTTCATCAGAGGAACATCAGGAACTTTGCCGCCTGTACGATGCCGCAGAGGACGACGCCCGGCACTATGCGCTGGTTATCCTGCGGGATTCCGCAGAAAGGAAAAAGGGCTTTCCGCAGCGGGCCTGCGCCGGGCAGGATGGCAGGTAATTGCCCCTGCGCCGGGCAGCCCGCCTGCAGACAATCCGTGATATAGTACACGCAACTGAAATCGGTATCAGCCCCTGCCGGAAGCTTTCTGCTTTCTTTCCGGCAGGGGCATTCTTTTTACTTCCGTGCTTTTTCCTGCAATGCAGGTATGCTACACTGGCAGCACACAACAACTATCTTCCTCGCTCCGCCCCCGCAGGGCTTCCACTTTTCCCTGCGGGGGCCTCTTTCATCTCTGTGCTTGCAACTGCAAGGCGGGTATGCTACACTTGCAGCCATACCTTTTATCCTTCTTCTGCTGCCCCTGCCGGGGCTTTTGCATTCTCTCCGGCGGGGGCGCTTCTTTTTGTATTGGCAATAAGATAATTATGCTGTTGCAGCCATAGCTGGTATATGCACGGCCGCAGCGCTTTTCATCCTCCGCAGGACGGGCGTACTTTGATGCTGACGGTAAAGCGGACAAAGCGCCGGGCTTGACAAAACAAACGCCGGTCATTATATTTCCGGCAGTACATTTTATTCTTCCCGCCGGGCAGCATGGCACCCGACGGGAATCCTTTTTTATTACAATCCTCTGGAATCTCCCCCGCCCCCACCCTTGGGCAGTTTTCCGCGCCTCCGGGTTACAGGCTTACACAAACCATTTCCATCTGAAAAAAACGCATCCGGCACAAGGCAGGGAGAAAAGCGCATTCTTGTCCGGCGCGGACGTAACCGCGTAACCAAGTAACTTTGTAACCGTGTAACCGCACCCGCCCGCCCTACAGTTACCGGATAAAGCCCTTTGTGAGCCGCCGAAACCACAGGGTTACGCGTAACCGTACCACGTAACGGGGCGGGTTACACTTTTCGAGCTTTTAAAACGTTATGTTACAAATATTTAGCAAAAATGTAACCCTGTAACCGCTGTAACCCGAAAAAACGCGTCTTTGGAAATACATGTGAATGTTTAAAAAAAATACCCGTTATTCCCGTTTTTCACGCACGGGAGAAAAAACACGGTTACACGGGTTACAAAGTTACACCCTTCACCTTTAATTATTATTATTTATTTAAACTAGAAAGAAATAATAATAGTGGAAGGACAGCCGGAAAGCGTAACCCGTCTGTAACCCTCTCCGGTTTCTGCGGTTACGCGGTTATGTTTTAGGGTTACAACCCTGCAAAAACAGGGCTTTCTGCCGTTCTTCATGCCGGATTTGTAACCGAAAGCACACAGCACAGGGTTACGTCCGCCGGAAGCTGCAAAGTCCCAGAAATTTGCAAAGGTACTGTGCTGCGCCGGAAGGCTTGGCGGGTTTTCGCGGGCGCCGCCTTCACGCAACCTCTGGCCATTTTCATTCAGTTCACTCCACCCTGAAAACGGTCCGGTTCGTTTGACTTCCCGCCCCCTGTTCACATATAATGAAAATATGAACTTTGTACAGCGGCACGAGTTTGCCATGATGTGCGGAGTAGGCAGAACAAGCATCACAATGGCTTGCAAGCGCGGCGTGCTTCCCGACCGCGACGACAAGACAATGGACTTGGACGATCCCAAAGTAAAGGCATACCTTGAAGCCCACCAGTCCAAAATGAAAGCAAAGAAAGCGGCAGCAACGGCACAGCCTTTCCTCCCGCTGGAAGCAATGCCCGGCGGCGCAGACGACGACCTTGACAGCGCAAATGCCATGCTTGACGAGCGCACCCGCTACACCGTGGCAAAACGACTGCAGGCGGAAGCGGACACCCGCTACAAAAACACCCGAAATGCCCAGCTCAAGGGCGTGCTCATCCCGCGCGAGCTTGTGCGCCGCCAGTGGGCGCGTATGGACGTGTCGCTCAAGACCTACTTCCGCGACATGCCCCGCCGCATTTCAGCCCGCCTCTTTGCCATTGCCCGTGCAGAGGACGAAAAAGCCGTAGAAACCTTTCTTGAACAGGAATTCACCGCCGCACTTACCAGCGTCATCAGCGATGCATCCAAGGAGGGGCTGGCGTGACTGACATACAGACGGCTCCTGCCTTACCTGCGGCAGCAAATGACATCTACACCCCCGAAGAAACCCGTGACGCGCTCCTCTGGCTCTGCGCCACCATCCGCAGTTCCGTCCATGCAGAAATTTCCCATATAAATGTCAGCGAATGGGCGGCAGCAAAGCGCGTCATTCCGCAGGGGCTTTCCGCTCTCCCCGGCAAATTCAGCTGGGACGTAACCCCGTACTTAAAGGAAATCGCCGACTGCCTGAGCGCGTCATCTCCCGTGCAGGAAGCCTACATTGCAAAAGGCGCACAAATCGGCTACTCCGTCGGCGTGCTGGAAAATTCCATCGGTTACATTGTGGATGCAGAACCGGGTCCTGCCCTGTACGCAACCGGCGACCAGAGCATGGCAGAGCAGTCCGGTGCCCTCCGCATTGACCGTATGCTCCAGAGTGCCGGAATTGCAGACAAAATCTTTTCGCAGGTAGAAACAAAGAGCAACCGCGCCACCGGCCGCACCAAACTTACGCGCGAGTTCCCCGGCGGATTCCTCATGTCCGTAGGCCCCAACAGCGCCGCAAAGCTCCGGCAGAACTCCGTCCGGTACCTGCTCCTTGACGAAATAGACGCGTATCCGGAAGACACGCAGGGCGAAGGCGACCCCATCAAGCTGATGATGCGGCGTACCGACAGTTACGAGGCAATCCGCAAAATAATCGGCGGCTCTACGCCCACCATCATGGGAAGCTCCCGCATCTGGGAACTGTACCTGTGCGGCGACCAGCGCAAGTACTACGTGCCCTGCCGTCACTGCGGTACCATGCAGCCCCTGGAATGGAAACACCTGCACTGGGACACCGACGAAAACGGCAAGCTTGTCTATGAATCAGTCCGCTACGAATGTCCGCACTGCGGCGGTGCCTGGAAGAATACCGACAAGGCGTATTTCCTGCCGCGCGGCGAATGGCGGCCAACCGCAAGCCCTTCAAAGCCGAACCTGCGCAGCTACCACATAAGCGCCCTGTATTCCCCCGTCGGCATGCGTTCATGGGAAAGCGCCGTGCAGGAATGGCTGGAAGCGCAGGGCGATTCCGCAAAGCTCCGCGTTTTTGTGAATACATTCCTTGGCGAGCCGTTCGTGGAAAAAGGCGAAGCTCCCGCCTACGAGCGGATTATGCTCCGCAGGGAAAACTGGCACGCAGAAAGCCGCCGCCTTGACCACGGCACGGCGGGCAACATCTGGTTTGAAAGCGACGCGCCCGCAGAAAAAATCCTGCTGGTCACCATCGGCGCGGACGTACAGCAGGACCGCATCGAGTGCGAAGTTACCGGCTGGGGCGAAGACAAGGAATCGTGGAGCCTGGGCTATTTCGTGTTCTACGGAAACCCGCGCGACGCGTCCGACACCTGCTGGCAGGACTTGACGGAAGTCATACAGAAAAAACATGCCGGCCGGGTGCCCGCACTCACCCTGGTAGACAGTTCCTATTCTTCCGACAGCGTATACGAATTCTGCGCACAGTTCGGCGGACGCGGCGTGCTGGCATCGCAGGGCGCAGACCGCACCCAGCACGGCAAGGTTTTCGCACTCTTCCCCGTCAAGGGAACAAATGCCCAGCGCGTTGACCTCAACACCGATTACCTCAAGCAGGAAGTCTACAGCAGTCTGAACAAAATCCGTGCATCCGACACCGCACCGTTCCCCGCAGCCTACTGCCATTTTTCCGCAGACTACGGCGAGCACTATTTCAAAATGCTCACCGCCGAGGAACGCATGGCAGAAAAGCAGCGCCGCACCGGTTACACCCGCTGGATATGGCACAAAGTGCGCGACCGCAACGAGGCTCTTGACTGCCGCGTCTATGCGCTGGGTGCCGTCTACCTGCTTGCCTCCTCCATGTCCAACATGCCGGACGGTACAATACTCTGGGACAGCTTCTGGGACTTCTGGCGGCAGCAGAAAAAGCTTGCAGGCTGAAAAAGCTTTATTGCCAAACCGCAGACTTTGCATTATCATAAAGGCATGAGGATTGAATGGAGCGAGGAAAAGAACGAACTGCTGAAAGCAAACCGTAATCTCAGCTTTGAACAGGTCAAAGTCGAGATTGTTGCAGGCAGATTCATAGGACCGGAAGACAATCCGGCACGGGACGGGCAGAAACGCATACTTGTAAAAATCGGCGGTTACCCGGTCATCGTTCCGTTCGTCGTCACGGAAGAAGGAAGCTGGTTTCTCAAAACAGCCTATAAGTGCCGCGCAGCAAAAGGGAGAATCTGAACATGGAAGCAACCGCAGAAAAAACAAAGGTGGAAACTGCAGAAGAAAACGGTGAAGTCTGGTGGGATACTGATCTTGACGAGGAAGAACAGTGGTATGAAGACCACTTTGAAGAATTCGTGCCCTGCAAAAACCAGGAGGAAATGAGGCACCAGCTGATGGAAGCGGCAAAACTGCCGCCTGTCATCCACTATGCCGACGGCACCACTTCGGAAACATTCAGGATTAACACCGCCGACCGGGAACGGATCGGCCAGCTTGCCGCAGAGCAGGGGCTGCAGTTCCAGTCGCTGGTCGGAAGCATCCTGCACCGCTACGCAGCAGGCACACTCGTTGACATAACGGAAGCAAAGAAAATCCTTGCCGTAAGATAACCCCTCTCCAGCAGTGCAAATGAGTTGTCAAAAAATATTTGACAACTCATTTTTTTTATTTTCCCGCCGATCCGCTACACTTCCAGCGCTCGGTCAAGCACATAGCGCGTCAGGGATTTTCCTGCCGCCTTTGCCAGCTGTTCAAGTGCCGCCTTTTCACCGGGCGAAAGCCTTAGCGTTATGGTTGCAGACTTTCCTGCCTCACCAGTAGACTTGCGCCCTGCCCCTTCCCGCGCACCGCCCCATGACTTTTTCTGTTCTTCCATTCTGCCCCCCTTACCGTGCAAGTACGGTCCCTGCCAGCACAAGAAGCACACAAGCAGCAGCAAAGCACAAGCCCTCCGCCCTGCCCTTCCCGAACACAGCAATTATACAGGCTGCCATAAATGCTGTCCTGCTCAGGGGAATCTCCCGCCCGGACAACACCCCGGCAAACACCGCAACAGCATAAATCAGCGCAGCAATGGCGGCTACCGCTTCAACAGCTGTTTCCGCAGCCCTGTAAAAATTTTTCATTGACACACCCCCGTTTCTGGGTTACAATACCCGTGGATTAAAGAGCCGTCCAGTCACGGCTCCAGACCCTCACTTGCCCTACAGCAGGGCGGCGATTGCGGTTATCAAGGCGGCTATTGCAAGAATGGCCTTGATAACCAGCTTTAAGGCTTTCAGCCTACGCTTTCGTTTTTTCTTCTTTTTCATCTTCATTCACCTCCCTGCCTGCGGTAGTTCCGCCTGACACTTATAATATACTGCAAAGCACTTGAATTGTCAATACTTTTCAAAAAAAATACAAAAATTTTCCTTTTCATCCTTATGCCTGCAGGCATTTTCGGGTATATGAATAGATAAGATGGCTCGTCCTGTTTCCGAGATTCAAGAAGATTTGAACGTTGCATACGCAGCCCGGCGCAAGGCGCTGGAAGCGGAAGCGTATTCCCAGAACTCCGGGCAGGGCAGTCTCAGCGTAACCCGTTCGCTCAAAAACATCAATGAAACCATCAAGCAGCTGGAAACAGAGCTTGACGGCGTAAAGGCTGACGCTGCGGCGGGCGGTTCCGGCAAGGGCGGCATATTCTGCCCGGTATTTACCAGAGGCTGACAGTGGCAAAAAAGGGCATTCTTTCAGCAGTCAGAAACCGTTTCTCACGCACCGGCAAATCCGCAGCCACACGCGCCGGTTACGCTTATGCCCTGCCCTTCACCGGCTCCAAGCTTAAAGGCTCGCTGCCTTCTTACCTTTCCAAGTACGCACTTGACCATGACGCGCTCCGCGCCGTTTCCCGCCGTAACTATTTTGAATCAACACAGGCACGCGGAATTATCGGACGGCTCTCCGAAAACTCTGTCGGCACCGGACTCAAGCTTTCCTGCACTCCCACATGGGAACTTGTGGAACCGTCATGGAATGACGCGCAGAAACAGCATTTTTCCCGCGACGTAGAACTGCGCTTTTTCCTGTGGGCACAGAGCCATGAACCGGATGCCGCCGGACGGCGCACATTCGGGGAACTTCAGGAACACGAATTCAAAAACCGCATGAAGGACGGCGAAACCTTTGCCATCCTGCGCTACTCTGCGGATTCATCCCGCATCAGCCCGCTTTCAATTCAGTTTATAAACCCTGACCAGATCTGCACGTCTGCTGCCATGCTCGGTTCCGCAAAACCGGACGGCGCAATCGTGCAGAACGGCATTGAACTGGACAAGCAGGGACGCGAGCTTGCCGTTTACGTCATGGACGCAGACAGCCGTGCAGTAACCCGCATCCCGTTCCGGGGCAGCGGCCGCACGTTCGTCCTGCATCCGGCCATCACCGAGGAAATCGGACAGGTTCGCGGGGTTTCCCCAGTTGCAATGATTGCCCACGAGCTTTCAAAGCTTACCGATTATTCCGTAGCGGAAGTAGAAGCTGCCGTCAACAATGCAATCATCGCAGGCTACATAAAGCCCTCACCGGACGCGAACAGCTCCAGCCCGCTTGCGGCTGCCGCAGCAGTCCAGCACACGGGCAGCGCGGACGGCAGCCCCACCAAGGTGGACAAGGCAGGTTTCTGGATTCAGAACCTGAAAGCCGGTGAAGACCTCCAGAGCTTTGATACCAAGCGCCCCAACGTCAACTTCGGCGGATTCGTGGACACCGTGAGTGCATATCTGTGCGCGTCCCTCAATGTTCCGCTGGAAATCGTCAAGATGATGTTCGCGCAGAACTATTCCGCCAGCCGTGCCGCACTCATTCTGTACTGGCAGACCGTGGAAGGCTGGCGCGCTTCACTTGTTTCCCAGTTTCTGCAGCCAGTGTACGCGGCATGGTTTTCCGAGGAAGTCCGCGCAGGGCGCATCATCGCGCCGGGCTTCGGAGAATCGCCCGTCATCACAGCTGCATGGCTTACCGCTGACTGGATAGGCTCCAGTCTGCCCAGCATTGACCCGTACAAGGAAGCACAGGCGGACGGCCTGCGCATTGCCCAGGGCGCAACTACCTACGAGCGGAACGCGCTCAAATACAACGGCTCCGACTTCCGCGACAACTGCGACAAACTGCGCAAGGAATCGGAGCTGCTGCCCACACCGTCTGCGGCAACGCCAGGCGTGGACGCATCGGAAACAGAACGGCAACCGGAGGACATACATGGATAATAACGACAACCTTCAGGACTACCGGCTTGACACCATGGACAAAAAGCTTGATTCACTCACCAGCAAGATGGAAACTTTCATGGATGCCATGAACGGCCTGAAAATCCAGTTTGAAAAAATGAGCAGCGACACTTCTGACCTGCTCAAGCTGGAAGATGCCATCAACAGCCACGACAAGCGCATCCGCAAGCTGGAGCTTGCTCCCGCAGAACACGGTGCCGCCCGCTGGAACTACATCATCGATTACACATTCAAGGCTCTGGTTGCCGCCGGAGTGGGATTCATCCTTATGAAGGTAGGTTTGAAATGATAAAAGAACGGCTTCCGAACGGCATACAGGATTTGCTCGCAGAAGCAGGCGAAAGCGCCTGCTACGCGCTCTGCCTCATTGATGTGGCAGTGGAATTCAGCCAGAAACACATTGACGTGGTTTCCGCCATCATTTCCGGCATTGAGCGCGGTTACATTCATTACGACTGGGACAACCGCGAAGACGAAGACAATTTCTTTGTGATCGCACCGGAATCTTTTCTGCGTATGCTGACAGGAAAACAGTGGACGGTCACCAAGCAGAAGTTCGGCTACGTGCCGCGCACGGGAGACTACAAGATAAACCGCTGGGAACGTACTTCCACTGGAAAAGTCATCGGGCACTTCCAGCGGGATGATTTTGACCCGCTCGCCAATTCGGTAACGGTGCGGCGCGGGCACATCGTGTCATACCGCATCTGCCGCGCAAAGGAGGAACAGGCATGAACATCAGCGCAAAACAGGCAAGCCTTGCAGCAAAAATCATCGCGGGCATCATCGTGTTCGCGGGCGCCGTGCTCAAATGGCTCGGCATTTTTAAATCATGCTCAATCAACGAGCTTTGTACGGTCGGCTTCACCCTCATGGGACTGTTCGGCACCGTAGACATCAACCTCATGTTTGAAAAAATCTGGGGGCATCCGCACTGCAGGGAGGTACAGTAAATGGACATCTTTGCAATGGGACCGAAAGACACGGCACGTTTCCTTGCGGACAGCCGCCTTGTAAAGGAAACAGCACGCACCATGAAGGCAGATGCCATGCGCACGGCAGTGGAACAGATTTATGCCGAAGCAAAGGTAAACCGCACAGGCAGCAAGGAAAGCCAGCCGCCGTATGTTCTTGCAGAAGACGGTACCGCACACATCAGCGTTACCGGAATGCTGGTGCCCAAGACTTCCGTCTGTGCGGCATTCAGCATGAGAAGCGAAACCGAATACGGTTTTATTTCAGCTGCCACGCGCCTTGCTCTGGAAGATTCTGCCGTGCAGCGCATCTGCTATGACATTGATTCACCCGGCGGCTACGTCTCCGGCGTGGACGAATGTGCGCAGGTCATCGCAAACGCAACCAAGCCCACAGCAGCCGTCGTGCACAATCTGTGCGCAAGCGCTGCATACTGGCTTGCATCCCAGTGCGACACCATCACGGCGGCTTCCCCTGCTGCGGAAATCGGTTCCATCGGCGTTGCCTCTGAGGAATACGACGATGACGAGGCAAACCGCGCAGCCGGCATAGAGCACCGCATCTACACTTCCAGCCACGCGCCGGAAAAGCGCCCCGACACAAAAACCGAGGAAGGCCGTGCCGTTATCCAGAAACAGCTGGATGCAACGGAGGCGGTGTTTGTGTCCCGTGTGGCACAGGGACGCGGCACCACTACAAAGGACGTGTACGAAAACTACGGCAAAGGCGGTGTGTACACCGCCGGAACCGCACTCCGGCACGGCATGATTGACGCGGTTACAGACCGCCGCAAAAACAGGCATAACAGCCCTGAAAAAGGGGCAGTGAATAGAGGAGGTCAGGCAATGACACTTGACGAATTCAAGGCAGAGAACCCCGAAGCCCTTGAGGCTTACGCAAAGGAACAGTTCGACGCCGGGGTGAAGGCAGAGCGCGACCGCCGTGAAGCGCTCGCCCAGTTCAGGGGCATCAACAAGGAAGGCGATGCCGCAGTTACAGAAGCAGTGCAGTCCGGCAAATCCTTTGCGGAAGCCGCACCTGCAATTCAGGCGGCAATCCTCAAAGGCAAAGTCGGCGAAGCAGCTGCCGGAGAGAATGCGCCCGCAGTTAAAACTGGTGCAAACGACACTGCGGAATCCTACGGAGAAAACGTCTCCGCAGAAGATGCCGCATGGTACAGGAAAGAAGGTCTGACACCTGCCGATGTCAGGAACTTCGCCCGCAAATAGGAGGAACTCATGGCACTTACAGAAAACCGTGCATACACCGTGGAAGGGCAGACCCGCCTGCTCCGCGTCCGCATCAGCAACAGCAAGAGCACCCCGAAGGTGCTCTATCGCGGCTCAATTCTTGCAGTAAACCCGGAAACCGGGCTTGCAGACACAGCCGGTGGCAGTGCAAGCGCAATCCCCTGCGTACTCACCCGTCAGGTGGAAATCGCCCCTGGCGAAACCGCCGTAGTGGAAGCCGAAACCGGCAGAATCTGGCTTGACTGCCCCGCTGCAGCACAGGCAAACGTCGGCAACTTTGCAAGCGTTGCGGACGATGCCGTCAGCTTTGACGCAAAGGGCGTGCGGCTCGGCATGGTGCTTGACGTGGAACCGGGCGCAAAGGTGCTCGTGGACTTCGGCTACCGCAGCTAGAAACTTTCACAGGAGATAAACATGGCATTGACTTCAAACCAGCTCACCCGGTACGAAACCGGCTTTAACAAGGCTTTTTCTGAGGGCGCGGCAGACGTTTCCCGCAGCTCCCTCTGGGGACAGCTTGCACAGGTACCGTCCAAAATTCCGTCTTCAAAGGGCGTAGAGGACTACCGCTGGCTTTCAAACGTCCCTGAATTCAGCGAGTGGGTCGGCGAGCGCAAGATTGCTTCGCTCAAAGATTACCACTACTTCATCCAGAACGAGAAGTTCCAGGCTTCCGTGCAGATTCCGGAGGACGACCTTGACGATGACAGCTTCGGGCTGTACGCCCAGCAGGTGCGTGCCCTGCCGTCCGGCGTGGAAACCAAGTGGGGCAAGCTCGTGCACAAACTGCTTGCTTCCGGCAAGACCGCAAAGGCCTTTGACGGCGTTCCGTTCTTCAGCGCAGCAACTGGCGGGCGCAAGTTCTCAAACCTGCTGACCGGCACCATGGCCGCAACTCCCACCCTTGACCAGGTGCGGGCAGACGTGAACAGTGCCCGCGTTGCAATGGCCCAGTTCAAGGACGAAAACGGCGATCCGCTCGGTATTGTGCCGGACGTGTTCATCGTACATCCTGCGGCAGAACTGGTATTCCGCCAGCTGTTCAATTCCACGGCAGACGTGGCAAAGAACAACTCCGGCGTGGCAAACCCCTTCCAGAATGCAGGTACCGTTATCGTTGACCCCGGCATCGAGAAGGCAAACAGTTTCTTTGCCCTTGCAACGCGCGGCTACTCTGTAGGCGCAATCGTGCGGCAGGAACGCGACAACGTTGCCGCCGAACTCTTTGACGACCATTTCATGAACAAGCGCTACATCTACGGTGCTGATTTCCGCGGCAACGTGGGCTTCGGCTTCCCGCAGCTTGCAGTTGCCGTGGAGGGCAAGTAACAGCATGACAATCCGGGAACTGGCGGCACAGGACAATGCCTCTTTCCTTGACCAGGACGGGGAACCGCTCGTGTTTTGCGACGCGGACGGAATCCCTTACGACGTACGCGGTCATTTCTACCGCACAGGGATAAGCATTGACCCCGGCACGGGACTTCCTGTGGAAGACAACGTGTCGGCATTCACCGTCAGCATTCCCGCACTGCTTGCCGCCGGAATCGGCAGCGCCAGCCGCCTGAAAGACGAAAGCGGATGGACAGTAACAGGTCTTGATGCAACCGGCGAAAGCGTCACCGTTTCCGTTGAAAGCGCCCTGATAGACAGGACGCTGGGACAGGTGACCATACAAGGGAGGACCGCATGACAGGACTTCTTGCACCGGATTTCTGTACAGTGCTCAAGGAAAATACCGTCCGGCAGCTCCGGCGCTTCAGCGATGAGCAGGAAGGTTTCTGCCGCACGGAGGAAGAGCGGCGCGCTGTCCGCTTCTTTGCGGACAAGGACTGCTTTTTCCCCATCAAACAGGACAGGCTTCCGTTCATCAACGTATGGACTTCGGACGAAACGCCGGACGAACGGACAAGCGGCAGACGCACCCAGCCGTCCGCAACAGTTACGCTGAACCTTGACCTTGCGGTTATGTTCTCCCCGGCAGCACCGCAGCCGCAGATTTCGGAGCCGCGCATTGTTACGGCTTTCCGTCGTCTTGATTACCTGAAATACCAGGTCAAGACCGCACTTGCCGATCAGGATTTTACCGACCTTGGTTTTGAACCGGGCGTCATCGGGCGCAGAACATGGCCGTCATTCAACCTGTACAAGGACGCTGCCGGAAATCCGGAACTTGCCCTTGTCTCCGGAAGAATCAGCCTTGACGTAACCTACTGCTGGGACTTGGAAAAGCCCTGCACAGTGCCGGTAGATTCAATTTCAGTTGACGCACGGCTTTTCAGTGCGCTCTATACATACAACCAGGAGGATTTCTGCAAATGAGCATAAGCTTTAATACAGTTCCCGCCAATGCCGCAGCAAGCGCCGTCTTCATTGAAAGCGAAAACGTTGCGTCCAGCTCCGGCAACAAAACCATTCCCCAGAAGGTTCTGCTTGTAGGAACCTTCAACGCGGCTTTCAAGCCGGAACCGGGCGTGGTCAAGCAGATTGTCACGCTTAACCAGGCACGTTCTCTGTACGGGCGCGGCAGCCTGCTTGCAAGTATGGCGGAAGCATTTTTTACCAACAATTCCGGCACCGAGCTTTACGCGCTCCCGCTCTCTGATGCTGACGGCACGGCAGCCAGCGGCACCATCTCCGTACAGGATGCGGTGACAAAGAGCGGCACACTGTCCCTGTACATCGCCGGGCACCAGGTGAAGGTTTCTGCAAGCAAGGGCATGAGCGCATCAGAACTTGCCGCTGCAATCCAGAAGGCAGTTGCCGCAAATCAGGATCTGCCCGTCACTGCCGTGCTGGAAGAAAACCCCGCAAAGAAAGGAGAAACTGCTCCCGAACCCACCACGGTAAAGCTCACCGCAAAGTTCAAGGGCAGCGCAGGAAATTTCAGCATCGCCCGCGACATCGTTGACGGCGACGAAAGCCTTGAACCTTCCGGCTGCACCGTCACCGTAAGCGGCATGGCTGGCGGCAGCGGCTGCCCGGACGTAGCAAAGGCGCTTTCTGTCCTGCGCGACACGTTCTACACCCTCATCGTGCTGCCGTGGAATGACCTTGATTCCCTGCGCTCCGCTGCATCAGCCGGTGACACCCGCGCTTCCGCTTCCGTCAAGAAACCTGTCGTAACAATCGCGGGCTTTAACGGCAGCTATGATGCGGACATGGCACTGGTTTCCTCACTCAACTCTCCGTGGGTTTCCGTCATACCCGTGATTGCTTCCCCGTCACCCTGCTACGAAATCGCAGCAGCTGCCGCCGGAAAAATCGCACAGTCAAACGATGCCGAACCGGGGCGCCCCTGCAAGACACTGCAGCTTGCCGGAATCCGTGCCGGTGCAGGCGACAACCTGCTTTACGCGGAAAAGGACGCGCTCGTCAAGGCCGGCGGTTCATACACAACCCGGAGCGTGGGCGGGGCAGTCGTACTGGGCGACCTTGTGACCACGTACAAAAAGAACAGCCTTGACGTGGAAGACGCGGCAACGTCCTTCCGCTACGTGTCAACCATCAACAAGATGCAGGCAAAGATTTACAGCCTGGACAATCTTTTTCTCTCCTCACCGTTCGACCGCGCAGTCATCATCGACGACGAAAGCTCTTCTCCGCTGGAATTTGCACTCAGCCCCAAGGCTGTCAAAGGCTTCGTCATCAAGCTCATTGACGAGGTATGGATGCCGAACGCATGGAGCAAGAACCGCGACCAGATTGTAAGAAACCTGAAATGCTGCATCAACGCAAACAACCCCGCACGCATAGACGTGGAAATCCCGGACATAATGACAAGCGAACTTGCCATTGTGGCGGGAAAATATTCATGGGGATTTTCCAGCGCTGAATAAGGAGGCACAGACATGAGAGTAATACGCGGCGGCGACATCCGCCAGTTCAAGCTCAACGGCAAGGAGTTCGATGTTCCTTCCGACGCAGAAATGACAATCATCCCGCACGGTTTCCAGAACGAATACAGTCCGAACGGCAACGGCACCATCAGCGGCATACAGAAGCGCACTCTTGCAGAGCTGAACGGCCTGCAGGTGAGCATAGACAATTCCACCGGTGATTACACGTTTCTGACCAAAACGCGCGACCTTGGCGAGCTGGTGCCCGTCATCATCACGCTTGCGGACACGACCACGTGGACGGGAACACTGGGCATTCAGGGCAACATTTCTTACAACACCGCCACCGGTGTTGCGGGATTTGACATGCGCGGCAGCAGACTGGAGCAGCTTTGATGGAAAAAGAACCTGTCATTGCAAGAGAAGTCGCCGAACAGGAATACCAGCGCATGGTGGAATGCTTTGGCGTAGAAGTCGACAGCGAATCGAAGGAAACCATCATCGAGGCAGTCATGCGCGGGCTCATAGTGCTGGACGAGGAAAAAGAAGAGCTTAGCTACAAGCTCCAGCGCCCCGTCAGTGCGGGCGAAACGCTCTCGGTCATAACCATGCACGAGCTGACGGCTGCCGAGCTGGAATACGTGAACAGAGGCTTTACCGTGTCCGGTTCCAGCACAAAGTATTCGGTGGACGTAAGCGCCGCCTATACCAAAATCATCCGCACCATCGTAAAGATGAGCGGATGCAATCTTGCTTCTGCCCAGCGCATAAAAAAGCGGGATCTGGTAATTCTTCAGGCGCTTTCAGATTTTTTTGCATGATGGAGCCGGAAACCCTGCACCGCAAGCTTTATGCGGTTGCAGGACGTTTCCACTTTTCCAGCACGGAACTGTGGAGCATGGAGCTTTCCCGGCTGAATTTCTGGTATGACGGCCACGTGGCCATGAATAAGGAAGAAAAGGAACTGGCAAATGGCAAAGAACTTTAGCATTTCAACAGTTTTCAAGGCGGTAGACCAGATGTCTCCCGTCCTGAAAAACATGCAGTCCAGCACCAAAGCTTTTGAAGGTTCCGTAAACAAGCTGAAAGGCTCCTTCGGCACACTCAAGGCGGCAGTCGGTGCCGTAGCGGGAGCTGCGGTGGTCAAAAAAGCAGCTGATGCAATCACCGGCTTTGCTGCCGCAGGTGACCAGCTTGCAAAAACTTCCCGCACACTCGGCCTTACCGCAGAATCATTCCAGGAACTGCAGTTCGCTGCCGGACGGCAGGGCATGACGGACAAGGAACTGGAAGACAGCTTCCGCACCCTCAACAAAAGCGTGGGCGAACTGAAATCCGGTTCCGGCAAGCTTGCAAAGTCCCTGCAAAACATTGACCCCCAGCTTGCAGGCCTGCTTGCCGGTGCCCGTGATTCCGAGGAGGCATTTTCAATCGCAACGGAAGCTGTGGCAAACGAAAGCGACGCGCTCAAAAAAGCTGCGCTTGCAAACAAACTGTTCGGCGGTTCCGCAGAAGGCATTATCAAACTGACCGCCAACGGTACTGAAAACATCCGCGCACTGCGTGAGGAAGCCCGTAAATACGGACTTGTCACGCAGGAAGAAGCAGAAGCCTGCGAATCTTTCAGCGACGCGCAGACCAACCTGCAGACGGCGTTCAAGGGATTAAAGAATTCCTTCAACGGCGTTATCGTCAGCCTGATGAAGTCGCTCATGCCGCTCATGCAGTCCCTCACGGAATACATAGCGGCAAACCGCAAAATCATCCAGCTGCACATAGAAAAGGCATTCGACAAAATCGTGAAGGTGGTGAAGGTATTCCACGCGCTTTGGAAAAGCGGGCTGATTCCCGCAGTCCTTGCGGGCGTGGCTGCAATCGCAGCGATAACAGGTGCCATCAATACCGCTTACGGCGTAATGACTACGCTGCACAACGGCATGAAACTCATCAAGGCAACACAGCTTGCACTCAACGCGGCAATGGCAGCAAACCCGGTAGGGCTTATAGTCGTGGCGGTTTCCGCACTCATTGCAGTACTTGTCACGCTTTATGCAAAATGCGAGCCGTTCCGCGAATTCGTCAATTTCCTTGCCACAAAGGCACTTCAGGCACTGAAAGACCTGCTTGCCCCCATCCGCCAGCTTGCGGAAGGTATTACGGCAGCCTTCGGACTTTTCCTGAAAGGCGATGTAATAGGCGGAATCAAGTCTATCGGCGTGGCGCTGCTCCAGTTCCTGCTGACACCGCTCAAAGACATTCTTGCCGGGCTTTCAAAGCTGCCCGGTGTGGGAAAAGTTGCAAAGGATGCACTTAGCTTCATACAGGGCATAGGTGCACAGAAAGATTCCGGCACAAGTGTCAGCGCCACGCCCATGACAAGTCATGCTGCAGCGCTGGAATCCCGCAGCTACAGCGAGACAAACAGCCGCGTAACGCTGGATTTCAACAACAAACCGGAAAATGTTTCCGTTCGGACGTCGGCACAGATGCCGTCAAACATAACGCTTAAAACAGGGACGTACAATTAAAATGGCTTATTTGGACAGAATCAAAGACTGCACGTACACTTCCCCCGCAGGGAAGACATTCACTCTCAAATACGCGGAAGTCAGCCAGTCGGGCGGACACAAAGCTGCAATTGCACCGCTGCCATTCCGCTACGGTGCCGCTGTGCAGGACATGGGCATGAATGCCCGCACCATTCCGCTTGTCTGCTGGATAGACGGCGCAGACTACGACGAAGAAGCCGACGGTTTTACTGCCGCGCTCTCTGAAAAAGGTTTCGGCACGCTCCAGCACCCCGTGTACGGCACCATCTCCGTCATCTGCACCGCCTTTGAAGAAAAGCGCGGCCTTGTGGAGGACATGGGACGGGCAACGTTCACGCTGACCTTTGCCGAAGCTGCGGAACCAGATCCGGCAGCAACGGCGGAATCTACCGCACAGACAGTTACGGCAGACGCGGAAAAACTGCAGGAAGACATCGCCGAAAGCGCAGAGGAACTTTCCGTACAGGCCCAGTCGGCAGCCGGAAACACAGGTAGAGCCCTCTCTACCTCCGAGGCAGCAGCAGAAGCAGCAAAAGACGCAAGCGGTGAGCACGGGCTTCTTGCCCAGGCACGCCAGCTTGCAGCCGCGTTCCGTACCATCAAGCAGTCGTTCTTCACGATTGCAAAGCGGGCTTCCGTCATCCGCTCAAACATCGGCTGCCTTATCTCAAACATCGACATGGGTATCCAGAAGATTGCCGCGTACCCGGAACTGCTGGTGCTCAACATGCGCAAGCTTATCGCCCTGCCGCTCAAAGTGCAGGAATCGGTAAACAACAAGCTCGCCTGTTTCAAGGCCCTCATGGAAGCACTGCGCGGCACCTTCAAAATCCGCACGGAATCTTCGGACGCGGCAGCATTCAACATGCTTTCCCTGCTGTACGCCGGTGCAGCACAGAACATCGAGTGCGGCGAGTTCGCTTCCCGCCCGGAAGCAATCACGGCCCGCGATTACCTGTACGCAATGCTCCGGCTGATATGGGATTTCCTCAAGAATTCCGCGTACCAGCCGCCCGTAACCGTACTGAATGACATGCAGAAACTTTACAACGACGTTTCTTCTTACTGCATGTCAACGTCGCTTGACCTGCCGATGGAACGCACGTACATCTGCCGCGAGGATGAAACACCCGTAACGCTTGCCAGCAGACTTTACGGCTCTGTGGAGGCCGTGGACAGAATTATTTCGGTAAACGGGCTTTCCAGTGACCGGCTTTACGTCGTTCCTGCCGGTGAACGCATAACGTACTACGCATAAGGACCGGAACAGATGGCAGCGGCAGACAGCAGCGGAATCCGGCTTCTCATAGACGGAACAGAATTCAAGCTCTTTACGGCGGTCAACATCAGCATGTCCGTCAACCAGGTTGCAGACGCATTCGCAGTAGATGCAGTGTTCGACCCGGAAGACAGCAGCCAGAAAACCGCGCTCAAGCCGTTCCAGTACCTTCCGTTCCAGCTTTTCCTCGGAGACGACAAGCTTATGACCGGAAGCGTAGAATCCAACGGCTTCAAATGGAGCGCGGCCGGATGTACGGCAACCATACAGGGGCGCAGCAAAACAGGCATACTGGTAGACTGCCCCGTGCTGGACAGCCACGAGTTCCTGAAAATGTCTGTCGCGGACATTGCCCGCAAAGTCTGCCAGCCGTACAAAGTAAGCGTCCGTGCCGATGCGGACAGCGAAAAGATTGAAAAATCTTCATGCGCATACGGCAAGAGCGTGGCGGACTTTCTGGCAGAACTGTGCACGGCGCGGGGACTGCTGCTTGGTTCCAGCTTTGACGGGCAGCTGGTCATTTCCCGCGCTTCAAGCATACCGTCCGCAACTCCTGCCGCCCGGCTGGAAGAAGGTGACGGAATTCTTCTGGAAGCTTCTTCCACATTCGATGCAACCCGGCGCTTCTCTGAGTACACCGCCGCCACTCAATACGGCGGTTCGGAATGTGTTTCCGGTACGGCACAGGACAGCGGCATAAAGATAAAGCGTCCCTGCATAACCGTCACGTCAGACATGGCACAGGATGCTTCCCAGACGGCAAAGAAGCTGTGCGCCGACGGCATTGCTGCCAGTACAAGCGTATCGGCAACCGTCAGCGGATGGCGCCGCCCGGATAACAAGCGCTGGGCAGAGCGGCAGGTAGTTACGCTGAAAAGCCCGTCCCTGTACCTTAGTACGGAAAAATCATGGGTCATAAACAGCGTAAACTACAAGCTTTCCGCACAGGACGGCATGACAACCGCGCTCACGCTGGTACCGCCCGCATCCTTCACCGGAAGTACGTCAGGAGGTGAAATATGGAGCTAGGCTCTGTCACCGCAACAGAAATCAAGAAATGCGGTTCCGCACCCGGAAAACAGGTTGTGGCAACCGTAAAGGGCTTCACCTCCCAGACGGCAGAGGTCTACAATCCGGCAGGCATTGAAAGCAATCCGCCGAAAGGTGCAAAAGTACTTGTATTCCCCCTGCTGGGCGGAAAAACAAAAATAATCCTCGGCGGTGCAAACTACCAGATTGAACCGGACGTGAAACAGGGCGGCATAAAGGTCTATGCCACCGACAAGGACGGAAAAGCCGTCAAGGCATCTGTCCTGCTCAAGCCGGACGGAAGCATGGAGCTTTCCGCAGAAAGCGGCATAAGCATCAAAGGAAAAAAGGACGTGGAAGTTTCCGCAGACCAGGCAATAAAGCTTTCTGCGGGAAGTAAAATCGCCGTCAAGAACAAGACAGGCAGTCTCTGCAAAGTGCTGAAGGACTTGGCAGGGCACATAAAGGACATGCAGACAACTCCGGCCGTGTACGGTTCGCCCTGTTCCATGGGTCCCGGAACCATTGCCCAGCTGGAAGCTGACATCATGGGCATAGCAGCCCTTCTGGAGGAATAAAATGAACGGAGAACCCTATCTGAAGCCGGATGTTGACGGCGGCATCATTGAAATCCACGGCGGAAACCCCGTCATGGACGAAACGCTCCGCAACGCCGTCTACATCTCGCTGTTCACCGCGCCAGGCTGGTACGGCAACGAACTGAACCCCGTCGCACTCGGCCCTGGCATAGAGGGCGCCGTACGCGGCAACATCGGCACAAAATCGCTTTCCGACGTGGAAGAAGCAGCCCGCCAGTCGCTTTCATGGCTCAAGGCAAAAGGCTACGCTTCTTCCGTGGACGTGAAGGCATTCGTGAAGTCCCTGTCACTGATAGAGCTTCACATCACGATAACGGAACCGGACGACAGTTCCTCAAAACTGCTGTTCGGACTTCCGTGGGAAAAATTGAAGGAGGAATACAACTGATGTTTCCCATCCCAACAGTCAAGGACTTGAAAGAAACTTTCATCTCCACGTATGAGGCGGAAAGCGGCTCCACAGTTCCGCGCGTGCAGGTCTCCTGGATCAGCATTGTCGCAACGGTGTACGCCGCCTGTACGGCACTGCTCTACCGCGCAATCAAGTGGGCTTCCGAGCAGCAGGTTCCGCAGACGGCGGACGAAGGCACGCTGGGCTACATGGCGGAAGTGCGCGGCATTACCCGCAAGGCAGCCGCAACCACAACACTCCAGCTTGCCGCAAAAGGCACAGCGGGCACCGTCATTCCGGCCGGAATGCTCTGGAACATCGGCGGCAAGGTCTACGAGCAGACGGAAGCCGTAGAGCTTGTTTCCACGGAAGAAGCAGCCCTTTTTGCCGCTTCCGCAGCAAAGCCCGGCGCACAGTACAACCAGACACCCGGCACGCAGGCGGAACCCAGTTCCCCCATTGCAGGGCTTTCCGAAACCGAAGTCAAATCAGTGCTTGTGCAGGGCTTTGACGAAGAAACGCTGCCGGAATTTCGCCAGCGCGTGACAGAAAGTTTCCGCAAAACACCGCAGGGCGGCAGCGCAGCGGATTACGTAAACTGGGCACTTGAATGCGACGGTATTATCCGTGCATTTGCAAAACGCGCCGGACAGAATTCCGTAACGGTGTACCCGCTGGTTGCACTGTCCGGGAAAAACCGTGTGCCGCCCAAGGACAAGCTGGACGAGGTTTCCGCCTACGTGGACGACACTTCCCGCCGTCCGCTCTGTGTTACGGCAAATGCCGCACCCTGCGAGGAGCTGAAATGTGACGTGGCTTTCACCGGCACAACGCAGATACCGGAAAACACCCGGCTTGCCGTCGAAGACGCGCTCAAAACGTACTTCTATGCCGCATACCCGCGCCAGTTCTCCGATGAGTTCAACGCTACGGACGTTATTTCCGTGGGTGGCATCTGGACCATCCTGAAAGACCTGGGCGTACACCCGAAGAGTGTAGCGCTCTGCGTGGGCGGCACGGAATGCACCGCAAGGACGCTCCAGATCGGTGAAATCGCCGCACCGGGGAGGGTTACATGGGGATAATGGCGAGTACAATCCGCCTGCACATGCCGCGAGGTCAGGCGCATGTCCCCGCAGGTGACGGGAAGCACCTGTTCAACACATTTGCCGCCTGCGCAGAAAAAGTCCGAGCAGACATAGACCAGCTGGCAAAGGAATCCCAGCCTGGTACGGCAAAATACCTGCTGCCGCTCTGGATGCAGGCCATCGGAATCAGCTACGATGAAAAGCTTCCGCTTGAAAAAAATCAGGCGAGAGCAGAATTTGAGTACACGTTCCGGGGAACCATGCAACCAGACCGGCTGGAAGAACGCATCCAGCTGGAATTCCCCGGCATAACGGTAACCGAGCCGACCACCTCCCCGCACTGCGGCGAGGCGGAATGCGCCGTCACCGTCTGCGGCAATTACAAATCAGTGTACGGCGGTGAATCTTTTGTTGTTTCCGGTACTGTGGAAACACCGGAGGACTACCAGCGGCTTAAGGGGCTTATTTCAAAATACGCGCCCCTGCACCTTGCCGTTTCCTACAAGGTAACGGTCAAGGATGATTACAGAACCAATCCGGTGTGTGCTCAGGCACGCTGCCGGACGGCAAGGGTTCAGGCAACCCTTTAAATACCAGGAGGATTTTACCCATGAAAAGGACAACAGCACAGGACAGCGTAGACGGCCTCTACGTAGACCGCGATTCAGAAAAGGGCATTTCCGGCACCATTCTTATCGCAGAAGACAGGAACAACGTGCAGGAGGAAATCTGCAACAGCATCGAGGATTCCGGCATTGAACTCAACGGAAAAGACCAGCACCAGCTGGCAAAAGCCATTATTGCACTCAGCCGCCCCATAGGCGAAATGATTGTAACCGACCGCCTGCTTGAGCCGAAGGCCTATGCGGAATCAACCGGAGCTGACTACTGCCCCGTTATTCCCCGCTGGGACAAAGACCACGACATCACTACGGACAATGTGCCGCAGGAAGTCATAGACGAACTGAACAATGTACCGTGGGAATTTGACGGCGTGAAGGAGTTTTCTGCAACTTCCGACGGCAAGGTTCTTGCATTTGCAGATGCAGCAGGCAAGCACCTTGCAGCGGCCGTGCTTCAGGCAGGCTACGTAAACCGCTGGTACGAATCACAGGAGAACGGCAACTTTATGACAACCGGCCCGCTCTTTACAGGAAGCCGCGCCTTCTGCCTGACGGTAAACGGTACCGAGTATGAAATTTCCGGTGCTACGGAAACCAGCATAACGCTTGCCACCGCCCCAGCTGCCGGGAATTACAAAGTACAGCTTTTCCCGCACCGTATTGCAGGTAAACCCGCAGCCTCACGCCTGCGCCGCATTTCCGGCGAAGCGCTCATCTGTGCAGGAGATGCGTCTGGGGTATACGCCGTAGGTGCACCGTCCTACGATACGGTACAGCAGCACAAGCACGCCTCAAGTTCTACCGGAGCCACCCACTTAGTGAACGGATGGCCGAGCGGAGGAAACTCTTCTATCGCTACACCGAACGGGGCAGTTGTCGTCGGCAATGTTTCCGGTGCACGCGTTTCTGCAACTACGCGCCCGCGCGGATACGGCGTAGCAGTCTACACGCATGTACGCTACCTGCTGAACACAAAGGGGCTGTAAGGTGACGGGCTTCTTTGCCGGGCTTGCGGCAGGGATTATCCTTGCCGCAGCTTCCATCATCGCCATCAAAATCAGGAGGGCTTTTCATGAAAAAAAAGCTTGTGATGTTACTGCTGCTGATGCTCAGCAGCTTGTGGATTCTGCCCCTCACAGCGCAGAACTCCACGCAGAATGTGCCGCCGTCAAAGACGAATTCCGCAAAAGAGTACGGGATAGACTTGGCAGGGAACTACAGCGGTGAACAGGTCTGGGAACTGGTTCAGATACTGCTGGAAGAATCGGATTCCGCCATCGGGGAAGCATACGCACGCGGCTACCGGCAGGGCGCCCTGCTCGCGGAAGGTTACCGCCAGGAGTGTGAATCCCTGCGGCGTTCCCGCTGGACATTCGGCGGAATAGGAGCCTGTGCAGGGGCACTTGCGGCAGGAGGCATTTTTGCCGCCGTCGTGCAGGGCTTCCAGTAAATGGCTCACGGAACCCCCGGACTTGCCGCCTTCCTCAGCACAGATTCAGCTGAATGGAAGACGGCACTCGCCATATTCGCCCCCGGCGTGTATCAGAAGGCAAGCGCTGCCGCCCTCAATGCTGTGGCAAAGCAGGTGGATGCCAGCCAGCGCGAAAACCTGCGGAAAGCATTTACGCTGCGAAACCGTTACACGGAAGGCAGCCTGAAAGTCTTCTCGGCAAACGAAAAAAAAGACATCAGTTCGCAAAATGCCGTGGCCGGTTCGTTTTCGCCTTACCTGCCGCTGCATGATTCCGGCGGGCTTCATTCGCGGCCATCGGGAGCGGTCGCCCTGCCGACACTTTCTGCCCGCGGCAATTCCCCTGCCCGTGTGGTAAAAAAGGCATACCGCCTTGACTCCATGTCGGGCACGTTCATCCGCCGCACAAAGGCAGGAACACAGGGGCTTTTTCTCCGCACAGGGAAAAAGCTTGTGATGGTACGAAGGCTCGTGCATTCCATCCGCATAAAAAAGACAGAATGGCACAGCGCCGCCGTCAGAAAATGGGGACGGCAGGACGTACTTGAAAAAGTGTTCCGCAAAAAAGCAGAAAAACTTCTTGACAGTTTGCACTGAAAAAAAGCGGGGTACCGGAAAATCCGGCACCCCGCTATCAGGAAGCAAGCAAATTTTCTTTATTTTTTAATGATTTTCTTTCCAGAACTTAACGCACTCAACCAAAAAACGGCTCTTAGTCATTCCGTTCTTTTCCGCAAGCTCCTTCAACAGGTCTATTTCATCCTGCTGGAGGGAAACCTGTACCTGTATACGTCCGCTCTCGGAAAGTTTCTTGCGCCCGGAGCCTTCCCGAAAACCGCCCTTAGGCATTATCCCTGCTCTTTTTACGCAGAAGGATAACCAGCGTTATTGAATTGCAAAGAACAGCCAAGGCAATAATGACATTAAAAACCACCTGAAGCATTTGACACCCCTGTAAAATAAGCTATATTTTACGTGGGTGCTCTGAACACCCACGGGCTCGTTGCCAGTCAGCAACCTATTTTCTGATTGCCAGAACCAAGCCCACGGTGCCAACTATTAAGCTGAGCACCGAGACAATGAAACCTGCAAGTTCCATGCTTGCCTCCTGACAATTGAAGTAGATACGATTTCTTTGGTTTTATCAATACAAAACCATGCAAAACTGCTCTCTTATCAGGAGTTTTTTTCCTCTTTCTGCCCCATCTTACCCAGACGCTCTGAAAGCTCCCGAAAATCAAGGATTTTCCCCACATGGCTGTAGTGCGCAAGCATCTCAACGCTGCGGTGGCCAGCCATCGCCATAACAGCAGCATCGCTGATTCCTACAGAGCGGGCAAGCGTTATGAAGGTATGCCGGAAGCTGTGAAAGCTTATGTTCCGCTCACGCTGTTCCTCCCGGCTTATTCCTGCTGCGGCAAGATAGTTGCGGAAGCCCCTGCGGACAACCGTCCAGGACAAAGGCACGGAGCCGTCCGTCACGGTAACAGAATAGAACACATAATCATCCGCACCCGGATGGGGCGACGTTTTCCGGAGCCGGATAAAGTCATCCCGCAGTACCGCCGGAAACGGGCACATCCGGTTAGAATTCCACTTGCAGCAGGGCCGCTCACCTTCCCCGTCAACATAATTATGAACCAGATGCACACAGGAAAGAGTTTCGTCAATATCGCCCCAGCGCAGCCCCCGGCATTCCCCCAGCCGTGCACCCGTAAGGACGGAAAACCTCACCATGAGCGATATGCGCAGATCCCGGTATTCCGTACCAAGCACGGCAGCCACTTCCTGTTTTGTAAGGACGCCTTTTTCACGCCGTTTTTCCCGGACTTTACGCATTTTGCGGAACGGAGACGACGCTATATCCCCACGGCTCTCCAGCCATGAATACGCCGCACTCATCGCCTTAAACGTAAAATTGCAGACGACGGCACCACAGCCGCCCTCCATGCACCAGACCTGCCACTCCCGCACGTCGCGGGGCAGCAGCGCACCGACTTTCTTATTCTTCCAGCGGGGGTACGGAAGCACGTGGTTTTTGATTGCCCGCCACGAATCCCGGATATATTTTGCGGAAAGCGGCTCGCCGTCCACCAGGGACTTTTCCTTCGGATACAAGGAATCTTCCTGCCAGAATGACAGCAGGAACGGAACAAGAAGCTTGTTGCCGTTACCCCCGCCCCCGGCCAGTCCGCTTGCTATTTCTTCGGCCTTGAGGGAAGCTTCGTGGAATCCGCCCTTTTTCCCAGTCGCACAAACTCTGGTACTTCGGGTACGTCCCCATTTTCCCGCACTTTCATCCCAGAGACGGACATACCAGACCTTTTTCCCGCTTTTCAGCGTTTTTTGATACAAATTGAATGATTGATGCAT